GTGGAAAAGTTAAAGAAGCTGCGATCAACTTACTTGATGGGTGTGCGGCGGGAGGTAGTTGACGGCTACTTGCACCCGTCCTTCAATTTGCATCTTGCCCGCACCTTTCGCCCATCATCCGACACCCCAAATTTTCAGAACATTCCGATCCGAGATAAAAAGATTGGTAAGCTGATACGAAGTTGTTTTGTGCCACGCCCCGACCATATACTAGCGGAGATAGATTATGGTGGGCATGAGTTCAAAGTGGCCAGTTGTTTTTGGCGTGACGAGAATATGGTGGACTATGCCAGCAATCCGGACCTAGATATCCACCGTGATATGGCTGCCGAGTGCTACGCTTTGGAACCGGATGAGGTGACGAGTAGCGTGCGGTTCTTCGCTAAGAATCAATTCGTCTTCCCAACTTTGTATGGTAGCTACTATGTCAATACGGCTCGTAACTTGTGGGGTGTAATCGAGTCGGCAAACTTGACACGAAAGGACGGTCATTCCCTGGAAGATCATTTGCTGTTGCAAGGCATCACTAGAGATAATTTCGAGGATCATATTCAGGGAGTAGAATTACGGTTCAACGAGAGTTTTCCAACGTGGAGCGAACGCAAAGAGCAATGGTGGGCAAAGTACCAGCAGCGTGGATGGTTTCGGATGATGACCGGGTTCCGAGTGGCGGGTGTTTATAGTAGGAATAGTATTTTCAATACTCCGGTTCAGGGGCCCGCGTTTCATTGTCTGTTGTGGTCCCTGATCCGATTGTCACGGTGGCTGGAAAAGCGGAAGATGCGAACGGTTATAATAGGGCAGATTCACGATAGTATTGTGGCCGACGTACACCGGGATGAACTAGATGAATTCCTAGCAAAGGCAAAGCAAATTATGACGGTGGATATTCGGAAGGCGTGGCCGTGGGTGATTGTGCCGCTAGCTGTTGAGGCGGAAGTCAGTGAAGAGAACTGGTGGGAAAAACGGAGTGTAGAATTATGAGCGATTACCAGGCTTTCCTTGAGTCGAAGCAGCAGAGGGAATTGGAACATGGGTTTGCTCCTGTGTGGATGCCCGATTTTCTGTATGATTTTCAGGAACAGTTGACAGACTGGGCTATACGGAAGGGCCGTGCCGCTTTATTCGAGAATTGTGGATTGGGTAAAACTCCACAAGAATTAGTATGGGCCGAGAATGTGGTGCGGAAGACTAATAAACCTGTGTTGATATTATCTCCGTTGGCAGTATCGCACCAGTTTGTGCGGGAGGGTGAGAAATTCGGAATCGAAGTCCGCAGGAGTCAGCAGGGACGTGTGTGGAAAAGGGGAATCAATGTAACTAATTACGAGCGTTTGGGGAATTTCGATCCTAATGATTTTGCTGGGGTGGTGTTAGATGAAAGTTCGATACTCAAATCATTTGGTGGAAAGTATCGTCGGCAAATAACGGAATTTATGGGTAAGATAGAGTATTGTTTATTGGGTACGGCTACCCCTGCTCCGAACGATTGGGTGGAGTTGGGCAATACCGCTGAAGTGTGTGGTGAAATGGGACGTAATCAGATGCTACGTGCGTTTTTTATCAATGCCGACGATCCTGTAGGGAACATAGAAAGCACTCATCATTGGCGACTAAAGAAGCATGGTAAGTACAAGTTTTGGAAGTGGGTGTCATTGTGGGCTAGGGCAATTCGGAAGCCTTCTGATTTGGGTTATGATGATGCAAAGTTTGAGTTGCCTGCACTCAAAACAGCACAATACGCTGTCGAGAGTACAGTTGTTAATAGTGGTAAGTTATTTATGTTGGAAGCTAGGACATTGAAAGCTCAGAGGGAAGAAAGAAAACGGACGATTCGGCAGCGATGTGAGATGGTGGCAGAATTGGTATCACAGGACAGGCCGTTTGTGGCGTGGTGTCATTTGAATGCCGAAGGGGATTTGTTAGAAGAATTGATACCAGACGCAGTACAAGTGGCTGGGCGGCATAGTGATGGGTTGAAAGAAGAAAGGTTAGATGCTTTTACAAAGGGGCAAATACGAGTGTTGATAACGAAACCTAGAATTGGTGGATTTGGATTGAACTGGCAGCATTGTTCCGATATGTCGTTTTTTCCTAGTCATTCTTTCGAGCAATATTATCAGGCAGTTCGTCGATGCTGGAGATTTGGGCAGGAAAATGAAGTGAATGTGGGCATTGTTACCAGTAGTGCGGAAAGGATGGTTCTTAGCAATATGTTACAGAAAGAGCAGAAAGCTGCAAGCATGTATGCTGAATTGGTGAGCATATTAAATCGGATAGCAGATAACCAACAACAAAAGATCGTGATAGAAAAGCCTAAAGAAGTAGAGGTACCATCATGGCTGTAAGGAATCAGACTAATGCTGATCAGTATGCTTTGTATCATGGTGATTGTGTGGAAGTATTAAAGGGATTACCTGCCGAGTCGGTGGGTTTTTCTGTGTTTTCACCTCCGTTTACGGATTTATATTGTTACAGTGAAGACCCAGAAGACATGGGCAATTGTCGGACCAAAGAACAGTTTTTTGATCATTATGGTTTTCTCACAAAGCAGTTGCATAGGGTAATGATGCCGGGTCGGACAATAGCAGTGCATTGTTCGGATTTGCCTATTCGCAAGCAAGATGTAGGATACATAGCTCAGTACGATTTTCCTGGCGATTTGATCCGTCACTATCAGGATAATGGTTTTGTGTATCAGGGGAAGGTGTGTATTTGGAAAGACCCGTTGGTGTTGTTTATGAGAACTAAAGTATCGGGTTTGGCACATAAGCAGTTAGTGTCCGATTCTAGTTCATGTCGTAATGGGAATGCAGACTATATTATAGTTATGCGGAAAAAAGGTGAGAATCCAGTGCCCATTTCCCATCCTCAGGGTCTCGTAAAGTATCATGGATCACGGGAGATACCTAGGGAATACGAACGGTGGAGGAAGGAAAAAAACCAATCCAAGAACAAGCGGTCACACTGGATATGGCAGCAGTATGCTTCCCCCGTTTGGTTTGATATCCGACAAATGAAAGTGCTTCCACACAGAGAGGCAAAGGAAGAGGATGATGAGAAGCATGTATGTCCGTTGCAGTTGGATGTAATAGAGAGGTGTGTTGTTTTGTGGAGTGCGGAAGGGGATACGGTGTTGAGCCCGTTCATGGGTGTGGGGTCGGAAGTATATGTAGCTGTAAAGAATGGCCGTAAGGCTGTCGGGATCGAGCTAAAGGAAAGCTACTATCGGCAGGCTATTCGTAATTTGAAATTGTTGAAAAAGAAACAAGCAGCCGGAGAGGGATTCGGATTATGAGTGAGCTAGTGACATTCGGAGGAAAGCGTATAGCCCGGGTGTTTTCACGGAGAACAAAGTATACACCGACCGACAGCTTAGTTTTTTTGGGGTATCCTAATTTACTTGTGCCGGAAGTGGATGAAGTACATGTATCTTGTTTGTATACGTGGGACAGAAGAATAGCTGAAAAGCTGGCAACAGCATGGAAACACATAGCTCCCGTCAAAATAGGTGGCCCAACCTATTGCACAAATGGTAGTGGAAATGCTGATTTTACTCCTGGATTGTATGTACAACCTAAATACACGATCACTTCGCGGGGATGTATTAGGAAATGTCCATTTTGTTTTGTACCAGATCAGGAAGGCAGAATACGCGGGTTGTCCAAGATACATCCGGCTCCTTGGGTGATGGATAATAATTTGTTGGCCTGTCCGCGAGATCACATAGATCGTATTTTTACCATGTTGGACACGCAGAAGGGAATCAAGTTTCTGGGAGGATTGGATGTGCGGCTGCTGAAGAAATATCAGGCAGATCGTATTAGCCAGTTAAGTCTTGAATCTTTGTTTATAGCTTATGACATGCCTGAGGATAAACCCTTTGTGGCTGCTGCTTTGGATTTGTTGCACGGTGCGGGCATTCCTATGTATAGGATTCGATGTTTTGTGTTGGGTGGGTATTTGAAAGATGACACTTGTGAGAAGGCGGAAGAGCGGTGCCGATGGGTTTGGAAGCACGGAGCTATTCCCTTTGCATCGGCTTATAGGGGACCAGATGAGATAATAGTCGAGAAAAAATCAAAGTCGAAATGGGGGAGGTGGGACAGACGTTGGGGAGACATACGGGGCATCTTTATAATGGCCAAAAGGGAAGGCATTCCACGGTATCAAACGATGGAGGGATTCGGATTATGATCGAAGAACTATACAAAAAATACCGTCCACAAAAACTCAGTGAGATTGTCGGCCAGAGTGCTGCCGTGAAGTTGCTCACCGATATGGGTCGACGAAAGGCGGTGCCCCACTGCCTGTTGTTCACTGGCCCGAGCGGCACGGGCAAGACCACGATGATTCGGATACTGAGCCGGTTGCTAAAGTGTGGGGACATTGATTACACCGAATTGAATGCTGCCAAGGAACGTGGCATCGACGTGGTTCGTGACATCGATCAGCGGATGGGGCTGTCACCGATAGGCGGAAGGTGTCGGGTGTGGGCTGTCGATGAAGCCGCTCGTTTGACGTCCGATGCCCAATCGTCTTTCTTGAAAATGTTAGAGGACACGCCCCCGCACGTCTACTTTATGTTGACTACTACCGACCCACAAAAGTTGCTGCCAACGATCCGGACTCGGAGCACAGTGGTGGCCTTGCGGGCCTTGTCCAACAAAGAGCTAACGGATTTGATTGCCCGCGTGTGCAAGGCTGAGGAAGTCGAGGTATCGGATGACGTAATGGAAAAGCTAGCGGACGTGGCCGACGGCTCTGCCCGCAAGGCCTTGGTCCTGTTACATGCGATAATAGGGTTGGACGGGGAAGAGGCCCAGTTATCGGCCATTGATCGGGGCAACATCAATCGTGAGGCAATAGAATTAGCCCGGGCTTTGGTGAATCCGAATGCAAGTTGGAGCGGTGTGGCTGCCGTGCTGAAAGGAATCGAGGGACTTGATGAGGCTTCGGAAGGGATTCGGTGGTTGATATTGTCCTACATGGCATCGGTGGCTTTGAAGAATCCCAAGCTGGCAACACGGGCATGTTTTGTGATTGAGTGTTTTGAGGAACCGTTTTTCAACAGCAAGCGGGCCGGTCTGGTGCGGGCTTGTTGGGAGGCGGTTAGTGGGGACGGTTGAAACCTATAATAGAAACAGAAAGGGAGTACGGATAATGTTTTGTGAGCATAATAGTAAGGTGGCCATTGAATGGGATAATGTCAGACACGATGCGACAGAGTTAGCTAGGGCCCTGGTGAATCCGAAAGTATTTTGGGGTGAAGTGGCTACTAAATTGAAGAGGATTAAGAACTTAGATGAGGTGGCAGAGATTATCCGAAAGTCTGTTTTAGATTATATGGTATCTGTGATATTGAATGATATGGAGTCAGTATCGCGGGCACGTTTTATTATTAAGTGTTTCGAGGAACCGTTTCTTAACACTAAGCAGGTTCGGTTGGTTCGGGCTTGTTACGATGTAGCTTGTTGGGAAGGGGAATGATAGTAGTCGAAACATATAATAGAAATAGAAAGGGAGTGTGAACGATGGCTTTGTTTTGCAAGCACGAGTGGGAAGTTTTGTCCGACGTGATGATACCTAGTGCCTTTGAGCAGGTGGGTAAGGCAGGTGTAAAGAGTATAAAGAACACTGCTCCTGGTTTCTTTCGTAAGGTTCATCATGTTGTGTTGGCCTGTAAAAAGTGTGGGGAAATACGTGAAAGTAGGGCAGCTAATCTTACGGATGATTGAAGGGAGCGTGAACGATGGACACTAAGTTTGTTAGAGCGTGTTGTAGGATGATGGCTTTTATTCTAAGTGCATCTTTGGCAGCGGGAATGGTTTTGGATGTTCCCTTAGTACAGCTTTGTGTTTTGGGAGGTATTATTGGATTGTGTGCTGCTAATGGTTGGGATTAACCAAGGGAGAATTGACGATGAGTGACAAGATGCGTTGGCGATGCGGGGACACGAACCCCGTAGTGGCGGCCGTCGATTCGGAGACGGTAATCGAGATCGGTGACCTGCTTTTTCAGGACAAGGATAGTGCCAAGCCGGCGTCGATGATTGAGATCCAATCACGCCCTGAAATTCGTGGCCGTGAGCATGAGCTAATGAAGATAGCCCTGTTCGCCGGCAATTTTCTGGGCGTGGCTTGGCAACGGAGCCGCAACGGTGACACGTCGCCGATCCGTGTGGCCACTACCAGCGTGTGCGAATTCGATTGCCCGAGCAGTACGTTCGAGTTAGGAAACTTAATGGGGGTATGGTGTGATCGCGTTCTGAAAAACCAAGGAGTAGACGAGGTGTCGAAAGATTGTCCGCATTTGGCCATTGGCCGCGTGGCCCGGCGTGAGCCAAAGGCCACTACCAGTGTGTTGGTCGATATTCGTTCGACCGTAATGACCGGGGGTATTTAGAATTGTTCGAATTTGAAAGGGAGAATTGATAATGAGTGAAACCGATCAGTATGATTTGCGGATTGACCTGAATCGACTAGATGACGAGTGGGTGTCGCAACCGCAAAGCTATTTCCATTGTGCGTCCGAACTGGCCAATGCCCGGCGGGACTGGGAGGAAACCAAATCGGAATCGGATGTAGTCAAGGCCGAAACCGCTCTGGCAATCCGTAAGGACCCGGAAGCGTTTGGGCTCGTCAAGGTGACGGAGAAGGCAGTCGAGACTACCGTACCGCTGCAAGGTGGTGTCAGGGTAGCTGATAAGAACGTGATCGATGCTCGGCACCGGATGGACGTGTTACAGGCGGCTGTTACTGCGTTCGATCACCGCAAGGCCGCACTACAAAAGTTGGTCGAATTGTTCCTGGCAAATTACTTTAGCAAGCCGACGGCACCAGAGGGGGCAAAGGACAGGATGGACGAGGTGGAGAGGAAGGTGGTACGGCGGAAGGGAAGACGAAGAGATGCAAATTGATCCGATTTTGGTAATGCTGTTTCTGGTGTTGCTATCCCCGTTCATTGTCTACGTGGCGGTGAAGCTGGGGACGGTGGCTTGGTTCAGGGGCAGGCAAGTTTTCATTGAATCTCAAAAGGAGAACAAAGATGGCGAAGAGAAGTAAGCAACGGCGGGAACGTCGCAGAGCGGGTTCTAGTAAAAGGGATGCCCAACATCGACCCGGTGGTGATTGGTCGACGTTGACTATCCCCGAAGGAGTAGACGTATGGAAGCCGAAAGCTGGCAGTCATCGAATTGATATTGTACCTTTCGATGCAGGTGAAGGTAATCCTTATGCCAATGTGGGTGAATCCTATTACGAGAGAACGTTTTGGATTCACCGCAACGTGGGTCCGAACGACAAAAGTTATGTGTGTTTGGCGAAGACGCTAGGCAAGCCCTGCCCTATCTGCGAGGAGCGGGGAAGGCTGGCACGTGACCCGGATACGGATGACAAGATGTTGGGAGCCTTGAAGCCAAAGGAGCGGCAATCGTGGTTAGTATATGATCACGCTGACGAGGATAAGGGTGTACAGCTTTGGGACTTCTCGCATCATAATTTCGGCCGGCTGCTTGATAAGATGCGGCGGGATGCTGATGAGGATGAGGAATACAAGACTAGATTCGACGATCCGGATGGTGGGTCGACGCTCAAGGTTTCGTTCACTGAGGAGTCGGGTGGTGGCTACACCTATTTGGTGGCTTATGCTATCGAGTTCAAACCACGGCCGAAGGGATTGCCGGACGAGTTGTTGGACCATGGTGTCTGTTTGGATGATCTTATTAAGACAATTTCGTATGACGCACTCAAGGCCGAGTTTTTCCAGACCGGGGAAGAAGATGAACCTGAGGAAGACGAAGACGATGATCCACCCGCTCCCAAGCCAAAGAAGCGTAAGCCAAAAGCTAAGTTAACGGTCGACACGGTGGGTTTGAGTGAGGGCGATGTGGTGGATCACGAGGATTTGGGTGAGTGTGAGATTGTCCGTATTAGTGGGGATGGAACCAGCATCACCCTGGAAGACGAGGACGGGGAAACCCATCGGTCAATCGGGGTGGACGAGGTGACGGTCAAACCGAAACCGAAGCCTATTGTGGATGACGACGATGATGATCCACCCGTGAAGCCGAAGAAACGGAAGCCGAAAGCTAAGTCAAAACCCAAGCCGGAACCGGAACCCGAACCGGATGACGATGACGAGCCTTGGGACGAAGACTTTGACGACGATGATGACGAGGACTAGTAGTGTGGGGACTTGCGACGGCGGCGTGATAGCGTCGGGTTGTGTAAGCAGGCATTGTGCCATCACCTATCCACGCTTACTAGTGGTGATACTGGTTGATGGATTTGACTCGGAGTCGGGTGGGGAATCCGGCCCGTCGCAAGTTTTTTTGATTGGAGATATTTGTGGCTACAACAAAACAGATCAAAGCAAACCTACGGCAGAAGCGAAAGAAGCGGAAGCCACCGGACCTGATGTTAAGTACGGGCAGCACACTCCTGAACCTCGCTTGCTCCGGTCGGATCGGAGGCGGGTTCCCGGTAGGCAGCTACGTGTTCTTCGTCGGGGACAGCATGAGCGGCAAGACCTGGTTCGGTCATTCCTGCTTAGCAGAGGCCACGATAGACCCCCGCTTTGACGATTATCGATTGATCTATGACGACGTCGAGAAGGGGGCACGGATGGACGTACAGCGGTTCTTTGGCCGTGCTTTGCTTGATCGGATGGAACCACCTCGTGTAAAGGATGGTGAGCCAGTACACAGCGATACGGCCGAATCGTTCTACTATCATATCGACGATGCTATAAAAGTTGGTAAGCCATTCATTTACATTCTGGATTCTCAAGATGGTTTGACTAGCAAGGTAGAGCGGGAGAAGTTCATCGACGATAAGCGGGCCTACCGCAAGGGCAAGGAAGCAGGGGGCAGTTACGGGGATGCAAAGGCAAAGGTGCATTCGGCCAATATACGGCAGCTGTTGGACCCGTTATGGAAAGCCAAAAGCATTTTGATAATGCTAAATCAGACCCGAGATAGTTTCAGTATGTTTGAAAAATCGACGTACAGCGGTGGTCGAGCGTTGCGATTCTATGCTACTTTGCAGTTGTGGTCATCGGTGCGGAAGCAGTTGCATCGGACATACCGGGGAAAGAAACGGGAGTTGGGTGTCGTCTGTAAAGTGCGGGCAAAAAAGAATCGGGAGACTGGATGGGATCGGGTGGTTGAGGTTCCGATCTTGCATAGCGTCGGGGTCGATGACCTCGGGGGCTGCGTGGATTATCTGATTGATGAGGGGATATGGAAGAAGACACAGGCGGGTGTGATTACCGTCACCGGGCTGGGGCCGTCATGGGAAGCGAAACGGGAGCCGCTGATTGAGCGGGTAGAGTCGGAGGATATGGCCGACGATTTGCGGGAACTGGTTGGGGAGACGTGGGCTGATATCGAAAAAGCTTGTAAAGTGAAGAGGGTAAATCGGTATGAGCTATAATAGAGTTGTACGGCCAATGGTGGTCGATTTTACGTAATAGCCTGACCGACACGGTTAGGCACACATTTTCAATTAAGGAGTATTTGTTATGAGCAAGGCAAAAGAGAGTACGAGAGTTTCGATTCCTAAGCCGAATGAGAAGATTATTCAGATGGGAGTGAAGGGGATCGATGGTCCTTTGGTAGTGCATAACTGGTCTGAGAAATCAATCTCAGATATGTTGGCAAAGCAAATGCACGCCAAAGTGAATTCCAAACAGGCGAAGGACCCGGAACACGATTTTAGGGAATCGTTGTATAAGGCCACGGATGGTAGCTATGGCTTCCCGGCTTGTGGGTTCAAGTCGGCGATGGTGTCTGCTGTGCGGATGATTGATGGGATGAAAATGACGGAAGCTCGGCAATTGGCATTTATTATTCCAGATTGCGAAGAGGATCGGGAATTCGAGGTGCCTTTGGATGATGGCAAGTCGTTCACGCATCGTATTAGAACGGAGTTGGTGCGTATTTATGGAGAGCCTGAAATGCACATGGGAATGGTCCGATTGAATGGCAAGACGGCCGACGTGCGTTTTCGGGCAGCCTTTCGCAAGTGGACGGCTGTACTTACGATTCGACACTTGGAGGATATAATCTCGGCTGCTGAGATTGCTAATCTTGTTAGCCTTGCCGGGCATACCGTTGGGATTGGGGAGGGCCGTCCTGAGAAAGGTACTGATATGTCTTGGGGTCGGTGGGAAGTGATTTCGGTTAAGGACGCCTTGCCGAAGAAAGGCAAGTGATAGGGTTGGACTAGAGCCCGGCGGGGTTACTACTCCCCCGTCGGGTTTTCATGGCAGGCGCGGCAAGGCCAGGTTAGGTCGGGCAAGCTAAGGCAAGCTAAGGCAGGCGAGGCGGGGTCAGGTGCGGTTAGGTCTGGTAAGCCAAGGCAGGCAAGGTAAGGTGTGACAAGCCAAGGCAGGCGGGGCAAGGTTTGGTACGGTGGGGTAAGCCAAGGCAGGCAAGGTAATCAGTTTCATCAAGTTTCAATTTTACAGGAGTATTCGAGATGGCTACCAAAAAAGAGATAGCAAAGTTGAGGGAATCAGCTAAGTGGAGGAGCGGTTCCAGGATCAAAGCCGACCCGGAGGTGGCACGGATAGAACTGAAACGGCTAAAGAAGAAAAACAAAAATGGTGAATTGAAAGCAGAAAACTTGGTGGAAGCTGCTCGGTCGAATCGGAATCCGATGCACTCATTATTCGAGTGGGATGATTCTGTAGCAGCTCGGGAACATCGTTTGTTGCAAGCCCGTCACATAATCAATAGCCTAGTGGTTACTTTTGCTGTTGAGGATCGGACGGATTCCGAACCAAGATCGGTGACAATTCGTGAGTACACGTCGGTTTGTCAAGGCAACGAACGTAGTTATCGGGAAACACGAGAAGTGTTGTCGGACGAAGAGTTGCGTGCTAACTTGCTATTGCAGGTGTGGAATAAGCTACTGCGTCTAAAGCGGGAGTATACTGACCTAACGGAATTTGCAGAGGTATGGGCTGCGATTGATCGAGCCCAGCAAAGAAGCGTAGAAAAGATTGCCTAGGTTGGGCAAGGTTGGGCAAGGCGTGGCAGGCAAGGTTTAGTATTGATTGGAATGGATTAACATGACCACCCACCTAATCATCGACGTATCGGCAATGGCCTACCGGGCTATGTACTCGACCGGCCCCCTGGAGCATGAGGGTGAGGCCACCGGGGTGCTGTATGGTATCTTCCGCGACGTGTCTGCCCTGGCCGAATTGCATCAAGCCCGTGACGTGGCATGGTGTTTCGACGGTGGTTATGACGGGCGGAAAAGTTTGTTCCCGGGGTACAAAGTAGCACGAAGCAAACGGCATTGGGCCGACGATCAAATGCGTGAGACCCGGCGGCAGATTCGGAAGCAGTTGTATCGGTTGCGAACGAAGTTGTTGCCGGCTGCTGGGTTCGTGAACGTGTTTTGGCAAGAGGGTTATGAGGCCGATGACCTGATCGCATCGACGTGCAAGGGGTTGCCAAAGGGAGATACGGGGATAATCGTTGCCACCGATTCGGATTTCTATCAGTTGTTGGAGCCGGCCCGGGTACTGATCTGGAACCCAACAAAAAAGAAGATCATTACAGCCGAATCGTTTACAGCAGAGTGGGGAATAAGCCCGGATGATTGGGCCATGGTGAAGGCCGTGGCAGGTTGCTCGTCCGATGAGGTGCCGGGTGTAAAAGGGGTGGGGGAGAAGACAGCCGCGAAAGATATGCGGGGCGAACTTGGCGAGAATACAAAGGCGTTCAAAGCGATAAAGGCTTCTGGGGATTCGATCGAATTCAATCTGAAGTTGGTTGAGTTGCCATTCCCCGGCACGATGGCTTGCCCGTTGCATAGCGATAATAGGGACGGATGGAACCTTGTAATGAAAAGTCTTGGAATGAAAAGTTTACTAGGAAAGGGAACCAGAAGATGAATTTTTTGCAGGAAACCATACAGAACATCAAGCTTAGCGGGCATAGGGTAAAAGACATTGTATTCGTAGGCTCGGAGGATGGTGGTTATCAATGTACTTGGAAGCAGTTTAGAAAATTGGCAGATCGTAATTATAATGAAGGGTTTGGAAGCTATAGGGTAGCATTAGATTTGGTGATT